GCGCTGGGCCGCATACTCGAGGTCGGACTGCTTGAGGGTTTTCGGCAGGGGCCGGCCCTGCATGGCGGCGCGCGTCTTGGGCCCGGCGATGCCATCGACGACGAGGCCGTGTTTGCGTTGAACGGCGCGGACCGCGCGCTCGGTGACGTCGCCGAACCAACCATCCACGACGATATCGTGCCCGGCGCGCACCAGGTCCCGTTGCAGGGACGTGACCCGGTAGCCGTGGTCTCCGTTGCGTAGCAGCATGGCTATCTCCCCTCGAGGGCGGTGACCCGCCGTTTTAGGTCGCGGACATCGCTCTGCAGCGCGCCGATCTCACGCTCGGCGTCCGCTTTCGTGTAGTAGAGGTTGCTCCACTCGCGCAGGTCGCGGCGCAGAAAGCTGATCTGCTCGCCCTGGTACGTGAGGCGCTCTTGCAGGCGGGCGGAGTTCTCGCCGAGCTCGACGAGTTTCAGGCCCGCCCAGGCGAGCAGGGCGACGAGTATCAACTGAATAGCTGTCTGCAAGTGGCGCTCGAATACGGAGGGTTTCACGGTCTGTTCCTCTGCCATCAGTCGCTCCCCTCGGGGACAGCCGATCGCATGCGGTGGGTGTCGTAGTCCATGGTTTCCTCTGCGTTCAGTCCCACAGCTGCACGACGCGCATGCGCTGCGGTTGTTGTGTCCGTTCAGGCAGCCGGATCAGCGTGCCCTGAGGTAGCACCGGCCCGAGTTCGGCGAGGCCGGGATTGAGCTGCAGCAGCTGCTCGGTGACGCCGGCGGTGCGGCCGTAGAGCCGGTGGCAGATCCGGTCGACGGTGTCGTACTGGTGGGCGCGTACCGTGCGGGGCATCAGATCAGCTCCACCGTGGTGTGGTTGCGCCCGACGATCTCGGCGACGGCCCAGCGGGCGTCGCGGCGGTAGTCCTCGGCGGCATCGTTCTTGGCCTCGCCACGTTCATCGCCATCGCCGGTTGCGCTGTAGTCCCGGTAGCGCTCGAGTAGCTGCGCGTGCGCCTCGCTGTAGACGGCGCGGACGTAGAGCAGCTGGTGGTGGCCGATCATCTGCCAGGCCTCGATCGGGACGTTGCTGACAACGGCATGGCCGGCATCGACCTGGTCGGCCTGCCAGTCGGCGAGCTGACGGTTGAGGCTGGCCATTGCGACGCGAAGGGCGGTGAGCACCCGGGGCTGGGTGATGGTGGTGTCGATGCGGTGCTGGTCGCGGAAGGCCGCCGGATCGATGGCCGGCCAGAAGCCGTTGTTCTCGATCGGGTCAGCCGCGGTTGCGGTGCCGTTGCCGTAGGCGACGAGTGACATGATGAGCCCCTGTAGAACGGGGGTGGGCGACGGGTCGAGCAGGGAGAGAGGTCTGCTCTAGCGTCGCGCCCCCGTGGCGTCGGCGTGCGACTCGGTAGCGACGTCAGGCGTTGGCCTGGCCGCCGGCGTTCTTCAACTCGCGCTCGAGCTTTTCGATGTCCTTTTTCACCCCGGCGCGGTCGTTGAGCGACAGGGCGCGCTGCAAGTTTTCGAGGGCGGCAGTCGTATAACCGGCATCTCGCTGGGCATAGCCCTGGGCCTTGAGGAGCTTGGCGCGGATCTCGTCATGCATATCGTGATCGCCGGTCAGCGCTTGGGCAGTGCCGAGAATGCCGGCCAGCACCTCAGCATCGGCGCTCTCTTCGGCGAGCAGCTTGAGCGCGGTTTCGGCGATCTCCTCGGCGATGAGCGAAGCGGTATCGCGTTCGTAGCGATCGGGCGTCTGCAGGTCGTGCTTCATGGCGTACTCGGCAATGTCCAGGGCGCCGGCGAGATCGCCGACATCGATGCGCCAGACCAGGACGGTCATCAGCACGTCATCCTGTGCACCGCTACCTGCCTGCAGGACGCCCTCGATATACGGAGCGAAGTCGGGCAGCAGCTCGCGCTTCTTCTCGATCTTCGCCTGGACCGACTTGATGGCCTTGAGAGTGCGGCGCGCCTCCCACAGGGCGGCGGCCATGAGTTCGTACTGGTCGCCGTTCTGGGGTGTTCCTTCGGCGGCGTCACCGGCCGCCTGGGCGGCGGTGACGCGCTGGAAGTGTCGACGGGCTGGGCTAGTCATCGGCTAACTCCTTAGACGAAGGTGATGTTCTCGACCAGGCAGCCGAAACCGTAGTCCTCCACGACGTAGGCATCGTTGGAACTCTCGTAATTCTCGATGCGCTTGCGCTTGGCGTTCTCCTCGATGTGGCGCCGACGGGAGCCGCGCTGCCAGTACATCGATAGGTTCTCGAGGCTGGTGATGAAGATGGAGCCATCCGGGAAGAAGGGGGCACGCACCGCTTGCTGGCCGCCGACGCGCTTCTGACTGATCATCATGTCCAGAGCGCGATTTTCGGTAGGCGTCTCGGCATGCTGGGAAATCAGCGGGAAATACTTATCCGCTAGCATTTTGCGACCCATGATGGCAACGAGGTCCGTCGACTCGCGGAACCAGGGGTCGATCATCTCGTTGACGACATCGAAGACGAGAGCGTCGATGTTCTTGTAGTCGCCGGTATCGCCGACAGTGACCTGGCCGGAGGCGGCCACGACTTCGGTCAGCACGCGCTCCTGCGCATGGAGGCGGTATTGCTCCAGCCAGCCAACGTTGACGTCCTGCAGCATCGGGTTAGCGACCCGATCGGTGGCCACCGCGGCGGTGATGCCGTTGAAACCGATCATGATGCGGTCGAGCGCCTGCTGCCGGACGATGGCGTTGCGCACGCGGGTCTGGAAATCCGGGAACTTGGCCCAGGCATCGAGCTTGCCCCACGTCAGGTGAGTGTCGAACTCGGTGGAGTGGCACTCGTAGCCATGCGGATCGAGGCTGGTCATGTCGCGGGTCTGACGGTCCTTCTGGGTGACGTCGGTACGCCCTGCGATCGGGCCGGATACGCCGAGCCCGAGTTTCTCGCCCTTGAGCTCGTCAACGCCGACGATGTTGATGCGGCCGAGGAACTCGCTGGATTCCTGGATCTTGGTTTCCAGCGTCTGCTGCACGCTGGGCTCGACGGCGAATGTCTTGGTGGCATCGCCCACGCCTGAGAGTTGCGCGATGCGCTGGGTCAGGCGGTTATAGGCGACGCGGGTATCGTTGCGCATGGGCTGTCTCTCAGCAGTCGGTTTGTACGGTGCCGCCATCGCCGCCGGTGGCGGTGCTGCGGTTCGGGGTGTCGGGGGTGTCGTCGAGCTGGGAGTAGAGCTCGTCGAAGCGGCGCTTCAGCTCGGCATGGGCTTCGCGCAGTTCGCTGAAGGCATCCGCCGAGGGTCGGCCGGCCAGGTCCTTCTCCAGCGCGGCGTGCTTTTCGACGAACAGGCCGAGGGTTTCCTCGAGCTCGGTGCGGAAGGCGGCGAACCCCTCCTGCGTATCCGCCCGGTGCTTCCTGAACAGCGCCTTGACGCGGTCGGTGAGCGAGGGGCCGGTGTCCTCGGGCTTCGCCTCGGTGAAGTCGAGCTCGGTTTCGACCGCTTCGGAGAAGACGTTGTCGGCGTGTTGCTTTCTCGCCGCGAGGGGCGATGCACTGCCAGCCTCGCGCGAGAACTTGAGCATCTCGGTGCCCAGGCTGGCCGGGGAGTCGGTGACCGCCAGGCCTTCGAGATAGGCCTCGCCGGAGTCGGCGAAGTTCGGGTTGACCTCGATCGAGGTGTAGACCTTCTGCCGTTGGCCGTTCATCTCTTTCAAACGGTCGGTGGGGTCGATATCGGCGAAGAGGGCCATCTTGCCGTCCTCGACCTCTTCGGCCTTCAGGGCTTTCACGTCGCCCAGGGCGGGGAACGGGCCGTCGGCGAACAGGCCGCGCATGTGCTCCATCCAGACGCGGGCGCCGTATTTCTTGGGGTCGTAGTTGCCGGCCATCTGCGTGATCCAGTCACGCGAGATCTTGCGACCGTCGGTAGTGGCGCCTTCGGTGGCGACGCGGAAGAAGGGCATGAGCTGTCCTCGGAATCATTGCGGCGATGGTTGCCGTCAGGTTCCGCGCGCAGCGGCAGGCGCTCAACAAAGTCCGGTTGTATAT